GGCATTGCGAAAATGGAGGCGATGTCTGCCGAATTGATGGCTATTCACACGAAGAACCAAAAGCACCAAGAGAAAAAAACCCCAATTTAAAGCAACACAATTACAAGTTCATAAATCAAATTGAGGTTGTTGATGCAGAAATAGTTGTAAATAAGCAAAATAATTAATACTTTTACAAATTATGAGAAAGATTATATTAATTTTTTCAATACCTTTAATGGCTTTTCAGTGTGAATCCGGTATAGAATCAGATTGTAATTGTATTCAAGACAATTTCATTGACAATGGTTACGAAATGGTAATACTTCCAAGCGAAGAAGTAAATATGCAACTATGTAACGAATCAGAATCAGAAGCGGTTGTACATATAAAAGGCACACCGTATTGGTATGCTTTAAGAGTAGAGTGCGAGTAGTATGGGTAAAAGAAAATACATAGAGACTCCAGAAAAGATGTGGGAACATTTTATTTCTTATAAAAAAGAAATAAAAGAAACGCCTATTATTGTAAAAGATTGGGTAGGTAAAGATGCTGTTGATGTGTATAGAGAAAAAGAACGTCCTTTAACTTTAGAAGGCTTTGAAAATTGGTGTGCTGATAATGAAATTATAGAGGATTTAGGGGATTACTTCTCAAACAAAGACAATAAGTATGAAGAATATTCCACTATCTGTTCACGTATACGCAAAGCAATCAAGCAAGACCAAATCGAGGGCGGAATGGTTGGCATATACAATCCAAGTATAACTCAACGTTTAAACGGATTAGTTGACAAAAAAGAAACTGAAATTAAAGGCGGTTTAAATATTCCTAATATTCCTGACATTGGAAACCGAAAATAAATATAAGTATTCAAAAGCATATTTTAAAGTGCTTGATTTAATAGTCTCGAATCCCAACGAGACTGTTTTTATTATACGTGGTGGTCAAGGTGCATCAAAGACAATTTCAATAATTGAGTTGATAATTCAGTCTTTGCTTAGTTCGGAAAAGGAAGCTTCTATTCTTTCGTCGGAACTTTCAAAAATGAAACGCACTGTAATGCGTGATTATAAAAAAATATGCAAAGATTGGGGAGTGATTCAAAATGAAAGTGATTTTAATAAAGCCGAAAGTAAACACGAGTATACAAATGGTAGTTATTTAGATTTCTTAGGTGCTGACGTTAATGATGTGGGTAAGGGCTTTAGAAGAGATATTTTATACATAAACGAAGCCGACAAATTAGAACTTGATACTGCGGTTCAATTTATTTCACGTGCCAAACTTACCATTGTCGATTATAATCCTGATGCCTTATTTTGGGGAGACGATTACATAAACGAAAATAATTTCATAACTTTAACATTTGAGGATAACGAGTACTTATCGCAAAGCGAGGTTAATGCTATTTTAGATTATAAACAAAAAGGATTTCATAATACTGATTTACCGACTGAATTACTTTTTAAAGAGGAAAATATAAAATCAACTTATTGGGCGAATAAATGGCGGGTTTACGGACTTGGAATGGTCGGATCACTTGATGGGGTTGTGTTTGATAATTGGAGGGAAATAAACAGTTTGCCACCTGAGGCAAGATTAATCGGTTATGGATTAGATTTTGGATATTCAAACGACCCCACGGCAATAGTTGAGATTTATAAATACAATGATTTAAGAATACTAAATGAAATATGTTATAACAAAGGATTGAGTAATTCAGATATTGCAAAATATATATCAACGAAAGACCCTGTTTATTGTGATAGTGCTGAGCCGAAAAGTATTGACGAACTTAAACTTTACAAAGTAAATGCTTATCCTGTTACGAAAGGAAGCGATAGTATTAATTTTGGTGTTCAGACAATGCAAAAACAAAACTATTTAGTTACTAAAAAATCAATTAATTTAATCAATGAGCTTCAAAAATACACTTGGGATAAAGACAAAAAAACAGGAAATAAACTAAACAAACCTATTGATAAATTTAATCACGCTATCGATGCAGTAAGGTATCACGAAATGGAAACGGTAGGGGGTTTAAAAAAATCATTCAAAACACGTGCTTATGTCTAAAAATGTATTAAATTTGAACAAAATAAAAGTTCATCAATATATTGAGTTGCAACCAAATAACGAGTATGATATTATTTTATCGCACTCAAACCAAAAGAAAATATTTGCAGACAAGGAAACGGATATTTTAAATTTGCCTTATGTAGATGTTAAGTATTGCATTGATATAATGCGTGGCTCGATTAGTTGGGAAACAATAGCAGAAGTGTTCACGATTGTATTTGGATGCACTAGGGATAAGTTTTTTAACGCTGAGATAACGGATTACTTTCCGGCACGAAATTATATTGATAACACGTTTAAATTGATTATTGAAAATGAATCTGTACTCGCTAAAGGGTCAAATGTAAACGTTACCAAGTGGCAAATGGCTGGCGGTGATAGATTGAATCAGTTTAACAATGTAATTAGTTTAGACCAATTAGCTGAAAGGTACGGACTGTACCCTTTTGATTTAGGACGTAAACCATATAGCGAAATATTTTATTTGATTTCAATGGTTAAAACAATAAATGAAGTGAATTTTAATTATAGTAAACCTGATAAGTAATGACGGACATAGTAAGAATCTTTGAGCAGTACGCAAACGATAAAAGTTTTATCTTTCATTACGGAAGAAAAAACGTGTTGAATTTAATTGATACAGGTTCTTTTTGGACGGGTCAACTAACTGATATTTATTTTTTGTTTGAGTATCGAAAGATTTTGAATGTTAAGAACCAAACGCAAACGGGTGTAAAGGGTACTAAGTTTAACGGTACTTTTTATTTACTTAAGCATTCCAATTTAGACCAAAACTTCTTTCAGGAAGTAGGCACGCAAGGACAATCAAAATACGTTAACAATATCGAACCACTTTTAGCAATCGTCCAAGACATGGAAAACTATTTCGCTTGTACTGATATTGAGATTGAACGAATGGAGGCGGACGATGTTACGGATATTTTAGATTTGAACGGTGACGGATTAATGATTAACTTTACGGCATACGTACCAAAGGAATATAGTTTACCGAGCAATGGAGGAAGTAGCTAAAATATTAAAAGACGAATTGGAATTTCTTAAGACCGAACTTATCAAAGAGTATGATAGTTTAGGAATGCGTTCTAGTGGTAAGTGGGCGGATGCTTTAGAAGTACAATCCACAGAAACAAGCGGAAAAATATTAGGTTTAAATTATAGTGAGCAGTTAGAATTTGGAAGGCGTGCCGGAAAGTTTCCACCACGACAAGCGATTGAGCAGTGGATTAGAGATAAGGGATTAGCAAGTAGAATTGAGGGTCAAATATCAGTATCAACTTTAGCCTTTTTAATCGCTCGAAAGATTGCAAGGGAGGGGTGGAAGCGTGAACAGTTCGGGGGTGTGGAATTGATTAGCAAAGTAGTAACGGCGGAACGGATTCAAAAGATATTGGATAAGGTAGGTTTTGAGTATAGACTAGAATTTCAATCCTCAATTATTAAGGAATTAAAACAACTAGAATTAGCATGATAACATTCTCACAAGATATAAGCACAACGAGCCTACTAATGGCGTACAATAATAATGTAGTTAGATTTACTTCCGACACGATAAGTAAAACTATTCTAAATGCTACTATTGGTTTTAACGGTGTCACGGCTATTATTTACCCGCAACCCGATGGAGTGTTTTACTTTAACTTTTTGGAGTGGATCAAGCCTTTGATTAATACTAAAAACTTTGTCGATACATTGAACCCTGATATTGACGGCACCGATTATGAAACTCTTACTTATCCTGATAGTGGGTTTTTAAATTCAATAACTACTTTTACTATTCAATTTACCGACGACACAACTGAAACAGCCACACGAAACCTTAGCTATATTGCGGGGGTTGAGCAGTTGGAAACTTATAAAAAGAATGTAACACAAACAGGAAGTAGTATAGTTGCACTTCCATTATTTCCACAAACATCTGACAGATACTATGCAAAGTATTGGGAGGGGTTCCCGTTCGATATTACATTCATTCAAAAAACACCTATTGACTTAGATATAGAAAACACTACAAGCGGACTTGATTGGTTGTTTGATGAGCGTGGAAATATTACACGGCTTTTCTTTTCAGATGGACGAACCGATGAAAGTATTAATGATTTCCTTCCAATTGCTATTGGTCGGAATGTATTGAGCTGGTTAGACAAATTTATTGTAGTTGATAAAGAGGATGTTTGTGATGGTGCTTACTTCAAGTGGGTAAATAATTACGGAGGTTATTCTTATTGGAAGTTTCCGAACTTCTATCAACGCAATCAAACCACAAGGGCAATAGGTGAGATAAATACCGATTTTGAAAACTTAGACAATACTTTTAGTCAAGTTTCACAATTAGGAACGGAAGCGGGTAATAGGATAGCGGTTAATTCAGATATTCTAAGTACTGAGGAATTTAATTTACTTAAAACAATATTGACAAGTCCTAAGATTTACTATTTTGTTGGAGAGCCTTTTGCACGTGCGAGTGCAAATGATTGGGTAGAGGTTAGACAAATCACAACAAGCCACCGAATAAGAAACTTTAAGAATGAACCTAATTCAATAGTTTGCGAATTTGAATTACCTGACAATTACATTCAATCGTTATGAGTTATTTACTTTACATAGATAGTCAACTTTGCGAATTACCCGCAAATTTTTCTATTGCTCAAACCAAACAGGTAAATGACATTTCCAATTTAACAACTAGAAACACTAATTTCACGCAAGCGGTTAAGTTAAGACGTACGGCAAAGAATACACGTATAATTGAAAATGCGGGCTTAGTTGGTAACGATTCTAATTTACCTTATGAACGTGTTGATGCTGAGTTAATCGATACCGATACTGGCTTACATTTGATTTATAAAGGGTGGGCGGTGCTAACCGAAACAACAGCTATTGAGTACATATTAACGCTATACGACGGCTCTATTGACTTCTTTCGAGCTATTGAGAATATAACTATTACCGAGTGTGGAATAAGCGATTTGAACCACATTAAGAGCTTAGCTAATATTATTGAAACATGGACGGATTTAACAAAGCCATATCGTTACATTATAGCGGATTACAACGGTAATAACATATTTGATGGGAAGTTAAATATTGATTATCAGGTGCCGAGTGCATCGGCTTTATATTTGTGGAATCGTATCTTTGATTATATCGGTTTTACCTACTCGGGAAGTGTATTTTCGCATGAAAAGTTCGTTGATTTATGGTTAACTTTTCCAAAACCGACAGGCGAAGTTGAACCGAATAAAGTCTTAATTAATAACCAAACATCGAGCGACCAACAATATACAAGCTTTACCGTGTTTGGGTCAACAGTATTCGAGCAAACTGCTTTTAATTCAGATATATTTCGTGAAAACTTTACCAATGTAAGGGCAGAGCTAACCAATACGGGGCAATGGACAACGGTGACGGCACCCGTTCCTCACGCTATTCCAGTACGTTCGTTTATTAGAATATTAGAAACAGGTGTTTATGCTTTTGACATGACTTTATCAGGGGCGTTTTCTTTTACATTAACGGTTAAGAATACACTCGATGAGATTGTAATACTAGAACAACCTTTTACAACGAGTGTTATTTTCAATGCAAATGCTGGTGATAAAGTATTTGTAAGTTGTTCAAATATTCCACCGATAAGCCTTGAAAATATTGAAATTAATTTTAGCTATATTGATGGTTTTGCGGTTAATTTTGAAGAAATATTTATTGATTTTAAGGTAAGTGACTTTGTCCGTGAAATATTGGTTAGATTTGGATTGACACCGTTTAAGGATAAGTTTACAAATAACGTTGAGTTTTTAACTTTGGAGGAGCGATTACAAAGTGCAACCGTTGATAATTGGGAGAGTAAATTTTCACGAAAGTTATCAGAAAAATACACTTTTGGAAATTACGCTAAAAGAAACATTCTAAAATACAAATATAACGACGATGGAGAAAAGCACAACAACGGTTCATTCACGATCCAAAATCAAAACTTAGCTGAGGAATTAACATTGTTTCAATCTCTAATCTATTCGCCTGATTCTCAAAAAACAACTTTATTAGGACAACAGATAAACGTATATAAGATTTGGGAAAAGGAAATTAAAGATGATGAAACAATCGAGTACAAAGATTTACAAGGTAGGTTTTACTTTCAGCGTTCCGAGCGTAAAAATTTATCGATTGATTTAATTTCAGAGTTGACAAACGACGAAGCAACGAATGGATTCTATTACCGCGAAAGTTATTTTAGATTATCATTTAACGAGATTGTTCAAGATTGGTATAGACCAATAGGAGCAATTTTCAATAAGGCTAAAATGATAACAATCGATGCTTATTTAACTGTTAAGGATATTGCGGAATTGGATTTGCGGAAACTGATTTATATTCCGCAATTAGCGAGTTATTATTTTATAAACAAGGTTCCGAACTTTATAAAAAATATATTAACAAAAGTTGAATTAATTGAAGTTGATTATTTAACTGAAATTGAAGCTGAAATACCTATCATAACACAACCGACAATAACAATTAATACGTTAACGTTAAATGATTGTGAGATAACCTTAGATGTAACTACTGATTTAATACAACCTACTGAGGTTCAAATCGTACCTTTTACATTACAATCAGATGGTATTGGTGGATTCGGTTGGAGTGAGATATTTATAACTCCTCCAATACTTGCAACGTTAACGGGTAATAGCGTAACGTTTAATATATCACAATTAGAGTATTTGTTGTTAGGTTATAAGTTTATGATTCGTAAAAACATAGCTTTTAACGAACCGGTTGTAAGTAATCTAAGTGAAATTATTGTTTTAGATGGTAGTTGCTTTGTTGCGTTTCCTAGTAACGGTACTGAAATAACAATAACAAATGTAGAAACATTATCTATTAGCGGATTTAATAGAACTATCAGGGTGTTTTATGAAAGTGATTTCGTAGGTAATTGGGAGTTCATTTTATATGTTTATCAGTTTGGGGTTAGCTATCAAGTTAACGGATTTGCGACAACACCAAACGGATTCAAAGATATTAACATACAGCAAGGAAATACTTTTGCATCGAATGTTAGAATTGATGCCGGTAGCATTAGTAGTAATGTTTATTCTTACGAACCATGATATTAAATGAGATATTTAAAAAACCAATATTTAGTTTTGGTTTAGGAAAATTAACCGCACTTATCCAAGTTGGGCAAACAGTGAGGGTTTATAATAACGAAATATTTAATGAAAATGTTTTTGAATTAATAAATGATTCAGATGTTAAAAGTAATACGCAATTTTTTGATTTAGATTGTAATGAATTAGGTACTTTTGTAATAGCACCGGTAATTAAAAACACAATCACTAACTTTGAGCAATCAGGAAACGTAATTGATTTAAACGTTAAATTTAGAGCAGACAACACATACATAACAGCAGACACAAATTTAATAACATCAGATTATGAGTAAGCAAACAATCGGGATAGGAACAACGGCAAACGATGGAACAGGTGATCCAATTAGGACAGCATTTGATAAAGTAAACGACAACTTTGACGAGGTTTATTCCTTTACGGGTTGGATTTCTCGATTCAATGCGAGTACAGTTGCTTTAACAGGAGCGACAAATAATTTAATAACTGTAACAGGAACGCCTGAAAGCAATAATGGACTTACTTTATTAGATACAAATTCAAGAATAACACCACTAACATTAAACGATGTTATAACGGTTGATTTTGCTTGTACAGTAATAACACCTTCAGGGAGTAATAATTATGTTGAAGTTGGGGTCTTTGTTCCGTCGGGTGGCTTTTACCGTAAAATAACTGTTCCATTATTAAAAGGTAGTGGTGTGGATGATTTTGTCGCTGTTAGTTGGACTATGCCCGTAGGTTCTGTTTTTTTATCAAATGGAGGGGACGTGGTTGTCGTTCCAAATGTTAATTTAAGCATCAAGGATTTATATATATCAGTAACAAGAACGCACAAAGGGCAATAATCATGGCGGAAAAAATAACCATTGCGGAAATAGACATTAATATCAATTCTTTGATTAAATCAACAGC